GTCTCTACCTCTGTAAAGAAAATCCAAGATGTAAATTGTGGTGTCTAAGACCCAAGTGTTAAACTTCTTCATACCCAAGCAAAGCGTGAGAATAAAAGAGCAACACTAACGGTCCCAAACAAAATACATGATGACCTAATTGGTAAGTCTTTCATTTAATTTCTCTAAACTACCTATATTATATAGGTAATTTTACTTATCCGTGGTTCTGTAACTTCTCTAATTGTGTTGATGCTGACATACTAGGCACGTCATTTAAACCATTGGCATCAAACCAAGGTGCGGTTTCCCAGTCAAACCCTTCTCCAAATGTATTATCTGCTTCTGCAATGTACCAATGACATGATGCGTCTGGAATATCTACTGCACATACTGCCCAGTCATCTGTCCACTGTGGAACTTGTACCCAGATAACAGGTTCTTTATCAAATGCATATGCACTCTGTGTCATACCTAACATGAATGCTAGTATGATTGCCCAAGTAAAAAATCTAGGTATGTGTTTTACTGACGGAGGGTGACCGTTTCCTCGGTACACCTCCATCACATCGTGATAGGAGTATTTCATATCAGCAGTTCCACGCTCGTAGTGATTTATTTATACGAGAGTCAGGGTCACGAGCAGTTTTTGCTGACGTAAGTTTTCGTTTCATGCCTTTCATTCTAGCACAGAAACTTGCTCTTCTTTTATTACCTTTCTTCTTGCTTGGTGCTTTTAAGTCAGAACCAGGATTCTCACGTTCGTAAGACTTTCTCCCTTTCTCATTTAAACCACCTTCTTTATTCTGTCCTTCCTTCTTTGTCCATGCTGCCTCCTTCATCATCTTCTTTTCCTCACAAGTTTTCTCAACACACATCTGACACTTCGGGCAATACTTTTTACCGTCAGGGCAGTTGGATGCTTCTTGTAAGTACTCTTTGAAGGTTAAGATCATGATCTCTTAGCACAATTCAATTCGTGTTTTTCCATCCAAGTTCTTGGACGTGCGTGACCTAACGGTGCAGTTAGTCCACAAAATTGGCATTGATAAACGCCATTGTCATTTCTTTTTGCCATAGTGATAAGTTGAGTTAGGTTTTGTTTTCTTAGGTAGTTTACCGCCCCTTACTTTGGTTGCAGATGTTTCACCTTCACCAGAGGGGTTCTTACCTTTCTTTACTTCTTTGCCAAGGTTGTATGACTTACCAGGTTTTTTAGATTCAGTGTCATGTAATCTAGCGGGTTTCCCTGCCTTCTTAGTAATCACTGATTCCTGTCCATGCTTACGTCCCAAACGACGTGTAAGTTTTCCGAACTTACGCTTAGACATTCCCTTGCCAGGACTTGTTTGATAGGATACTTCCCTACCAGTAGATCCATCATCATACTTGTAACTACCGACTGATTTTTTAAAACCAATCCCTTTCTTTTTAAGATCCTTTTCTAGTCCTTTACGACTAGCACGGTTCTTTTTTTCGTCTGTACCTCTGTCTGCTGCTATATTACCAGTAGTCTGGTTCTTTGCTTTTGACATCATACGAGCACGATCATTTCCTTCTTTGAGGAAATCAGAGAATGACATTACATTCTCTTTCTGCATCTTCTTCTTTTGCCATGAGTCAAGTGCTTGGTCAGGACGTTTGCCCTTTGACATTTCACTCTTCTTATGTGCTTGGAACTTAGCAGCGGAATCTGCTTTTGATTTCCTTTCAGCAGCAGCAGATGCTGCTTGCTTTGCTACGTTCGCTTTTGCCTTATCCTGGACTGCTTGCAGTTTTGGATTAAGTGCCTCACCCATTATAGCATTCTTTCCGTATTTTTGTCTAATGTCTGCTTTTACCTTGTCTAATGCATTGCCAGGACGCTTCCATGTGTTGCCCTGACCAGGTGTAGCAACGTTTTTCTTTGCTAATGGTTTGATTTTTCCTTCGTCTCTTAGACGATCATACCCTTCTTCTTTTACAACCTTCTTATATTTTGATAGGGTTTTTACACCACGCTTCTCTTTATGTGCTTTGTGTCTCTTATCCATTGACACAAGTCTTTCAGCAGGATCAGCAGCATTACCACCTTCACCTGTATGTCTTACATTCCTGACAGATGCTTTACCATAGTTAGAACGACCACGTTCCTGACTTAACCTCTGGTTGTCACTATCCTTTTGTCTTTCATCTAATACTTCTACCTCTTCTTTCTTCATCTTCTTCCTTGAAGGTTCATCATAAGACTTACCTTGTGTATGGAAGTGAGACTTTCTATCATCAATGAAGTTGGTCATCTTTGTAGACCCATCATTATTTTCCTTCTCACCCTTATACTTCTTGACTCCTCTCTTCATTGCATGAATAACTTTACGAGCAGGAGCATTATACTTTCTACCATAACCAGTACCATAACTACGAACAGATCTATCATCCTGTTTAGTTGCTGTACTTTTTCCTTTATCACCCTTTGGTGTTTCCTCTAATTCTTCTACCTCTTCCTTTGTTATCTTATCAGTTGCTTTCAATATACCAGAATGTCTTTTCATTACCTTGTCTTTGTCACCTTTTACAGCACTTATTGCCATGTCTGTCGATGCTTTCTTAACGTAAGAACCCATTGTTTTCTTATCAAGTTCATCTAACTGATCTAATGCTTTACTTGACCAATATACTTCTGTGTCTTCTGATCTACTTAAACTCTTACGATTAGAATGATGACTTGGATCATCAAATGCAGGGTTACCTGTCTTTCTTGCAACTGGTTTCTTCTTTGTATCTGGTTTTGCTTTCTTTACAAATCCTGCAAACTGCATCTTAGGTTTACCATCACCTTTGTAGAGACCGTATGATGTACCTTCATGTGTAAATTTCATACCCTTAGTTGCTTTGTCTTTAAGTGCTTCACGCTTTTTAGGATCCATGTTCTTTTCGTAATCTGCTAGTTTAGAAGCAAACTTTTTGTTATCCATTTTCTTGATAACTTTTCTGTCCGCTTTGTTAGGTCCTGTATATGAGGTGCTCCCAGTAACAGCACCACCGCCTGCTGCTGTACCTATTGCTGCCTCTTCGACACCTTGCATTTTACCTCTCCTGTTAGTTTGAGCGACACCTTGTGGTAGACCTGTATTACCTGTGCCAATTTTGTCGTTCTTCTTACGAAGTCTTTTTAGTTTAGCAAAAGTGTTCATGAACTCTGCTGATGATCTGAAATCGGAATTACCTACATGCTCTACTGATTCTTTTTTCACTTTCTTTTCGGGTAATCCTTTATGTTTAGTTGATGCAAACTTCTTTGCATCTTTCATCTTTATGCTGGAAGCAACTCTGGCAACCTCAGATGAGGGAGCTTGCGTTTGATCCCCTTTCTGAAACGCTCTAACCATCCCGAAGAATCTTTGTTGTTTCTTTGAGACTGCGGGCATTCCTGATTATCCTCCGACAATCTGTACTTGCTCGACAATGACTGCGTTAGAACCAGCGACAAGTTTTGCAACTCTTTGTATGACAGGGATGTTGCCAGCAGTTGAGTCTGCTGCTGAGAGAGCATAGTCTCCTGATGCTGCTGATGAATCATAATTTGTTGTAATAGTTGAACCAGTTACTGCTGTAACTGCTTTTCCTGATGCTGCTGCTGACTCGAAGTCTGATGTAAATCCATCTGTGTCACCACCATCAATAGTCTGAATGAAATCACCAACACTGAATGTATGACGACCACCACCAGCAAAACCTTCAACGGTAACTACCATTGATGATGCATCTGTTGCACCAACAATCTTAGCGTTCTTTGCTTTACCACAGGAAACTAACAATGCTTCTCCTGCTGCCAAAGTTATAGCGGGACCACCGTCTATCGCTATTGTTGACGCGGATGCTGCATAGCATCTAAGCACACCACTTTTTACCACGATATAGCTTGTGCCACTTCCTGATACTGTTTGGGTGTCAATTACATTTAATACTGACATTGGGTAAAAATTCTCCTACTATGTTATTTATCCTTTTCTTGCTTTAAGAATTTTGCAAGATCAGCAGTGCTACCAACGAACATGGTATTGTTAGTGACTTCTGTTTGTTTTCCTTTGCCTGGATTTTCTATTTCATTGACCTTCTTTTGTAGATCAACTAACTTGTCTGCTACGTCACCAACATGCTTTATAAGTTGTCCTGCAACCTCGTATGCTCTTGGTTGATCAGACTCCTGTGCGAGTTCTAAGATACCATCTACTGCTTCTTGTCCTTTATCAATTAGTGTATACAAGTTGCCTCTGGTATACTCATAATCTTTTTTAAGTTGGTTCTTGTCTGATATATCCACACTAGGTTCCACCTTCTTAATAGAAGTGTCTGCCTGCATAATTTCAGTCTTGACATCGAGTGCTTCCTCGATACCATCAAACTTACTCGTCTGCTCCTGTGGTTGGGTTTCTTGATTTTCCATCAGTAAACTCACTATAAAGTTCGTTGAATCCAAAGTCGTCATCGGAATCTAACAATGCATGATCTGCACTTGTTATGATGAATACATTTGAACTCGCTACATGTGCTGCTATGGTTGAATTATTGAACGCACGAGCAACATAGACCTTGGTGCCATCAATTTTTGTGACACGCATCACCTCACTATCTATCTGAATGTCATCTTTCAATGATATTCCAGACGCATCTGTTACATTTATAATGCCATCATTATCATCTATATCTGCTGATACAGTTGTGACTGCATTGTTATCTCTTTCAACAAGAGATCTAGGTGTAGCAACATAACGTACCTCTCTTGGCGCAGTTCTAACTGAGTCAGTAGAGTAGTCGACAATAGTTTTCTTAATAAGTTCACCAGACTTATCAACTACTGGACCATACATGTATGTCTTAGCAATGAATTGCAATGTATATATTAACGTTCTTCTGGTATCGTAGTCTCCTTCGTACTCGTCTCCGTAATCAATACTTGTTAATGTTACAGGATAATCTTTTACCTCTCCTAATTCTGGTACAAGATTCATTGTAATATTGAAACTTGGTTGGAAGAATGGAAGTATCTGTTCTAGTATTTGTAGAGCATCATCTTGGTTCTTACTTAATATTGCTAACTCAAAATTAATATTGTAAGGAACAGGCATGAATCCTTTGTTCTCTTTGTTGCCTGTTGTATGTCTGATATATTGTGTTGGTGATACCTTTCTAGTAGGATCATAATTAATACCTTGTATCTCAAATGATATTCTAGGTAATGTAATTTGTACCTGATCCTGTGTAGTTAAGTCACCTAACTGACGTAAACGTGCTAAGAACTTTGCCTTTGGTCCATAAGCAAGGGGCACTTTCATGACCTCTGTCTTAGAACCAGACACACGTCTGATTTCTATGTTGTTAAATAACGTACCAAATCCTACAACGGTCTTCTTTATTATACCGTTGTAATTATATGAACCAAGCATTAGATAGAACCTCCACTATTTCCAAATTCACCGAATGGATTGCCCTGTGTAAAGTCAAGTATACCATCGGCAGACGTCTCAATGGACGCATTGATATCAAATTCGGAGTTAGTATTATTTAGTGTATTATATGATGCAGTTGTGAACGATGCACTAGATGTGCCACCAGTGATAGTTTCTGGGACCGTGAAGGTGCCTGATCTGTTAATCACTATCAAAGTATTAGTTGAACTATCAAATGACTTAACCTCAGCAGTAACATTAGATGTACCACCAGTTACAGTTTCACCAGCAGTGAATGTTCCAGATCCACCAGCAACTAGACCAACTGTAATAGCATTGGCAAAGTTTGTTTCTAATGCATCTACTGCTGCCACACCAGTATCGATATCCTCGTCGCTGTACTCGAACAACTCACAACGTAAACCCCAAACATAGTTCTTACCAAACTGATAGAAAGGTTGTTCGTGCTCTACAAACTGTATCTCAAAAGTTTTATTTGCCATAGGCAAATGTATTAGGTCACCTTCGTTAGGTCTACCCTCTACAATTAAAGTTGCATTATCGTCTACTGCTGCTGTGAATCTTGATCGAGATATAACAAAGGTGATTTGGTCTTGAATTCTGACTCCAAACTTAGAGAAAATATCACCGTCGCCCCTAAAACCACCAGCGTCTTCAATGTACGCTTCAATTAAGTGTGCTCCTTCAAACTTAGAGAGGGTATCCTCCCCGAAGACACTATCTTCTTTAACAAGTGTTCTCGGGATATAGTAGACGTCCTTGCCGAACATTTTAATTTGCTCTGTGACAAGAGACTCTTGCAAATCTTGCTCTCCTGTTGTACCTTGGGTAAAGTAACTGTTAGTTGCCATATCATCCTATCATGTCTAGTGGTGGAGTTTCCCATGTGGTGCGAAGTTGCTCATCAAGGATCTTTAATTCCTCGACTGCATCATTATAAATCATCTCTCCGTTAAGAGTGATACCACCTGGCATTTGAACGCTAGTAAATTTAGTAAGGTTTGTTCCCCATTGTTTCTTAATCTTTGCAGTAGCATAATCCTTTAACCACATCTGATTATAGATCTCAGTCCATGTGTCAGGTTGTAATGCTCTCCAACATTTGATAACAATAAACTGATCTTCTAATGCATCTTGTGACCAGTCAAAATCTAAGTAAACTTTATCTTGTACTGCTTGATATCTTACTGGGTGCATACCTTCTAGTATGAAATCAATAGTCTCTAAGTGTTGTTGTATCATATAGTAATGATAGAACTGTGTAGATGTAAAATCATACAAGTCATTCAAACGCATTTGATATCTAATATCAAACATGTTTCTAGTACCTTTGTCTGTAAATTTAAAGATACCTTCAATAGCAGTTATGTGCTCTGGTACAGGAACGAATGCAGATTGTTCTAACCACTCAGTAGTACCATCAGTTGCTAGTGAAGTTGTGTTTGACTTACCAGCAGTGATCTCATCAGCAGTAAACTTATGCTTTAAGTAAACTCTTTCGGCACCTTCATAGTGATACTGTTGAAATTTCTGTACAGCATAATCAATCGCATCATCAACTTGATCGTCTGACACGTTAACTTCTAATACTGGTTTGCCGAGTCTACGGAGACAGTATTCTTTGAAGGTTGCTTTTGAGGTTGGGATTGCCATTTAATTATAGAGCAGCGATTGCAGACTGGAACGCAGCATAATTAGCGGAGTTCGCAGCAGCAGTTTTGAGTTGTGCTAATGTAATTGTTTCTGCCTGTAATGCAGATGCAGCAAGAGCACCTTGTGCAGCAGTAGCATATGCAGTGGTGTTAGTAGCAGCAGCAGTACCTAGTGTTGGTTTGTTACTTAGGTCATCATAATCATTAGATGTCGCAACAGCACCAAGAGAAGGTGCGCCAGTTAGGTCTGCATATGCACCAGAGAATAATGAAGGTTTACCACTTAGGTCATTGTATGCACCAGAGAATAATGTTGGTTTACCAGATAAGTCATTGTATGCCCCAGAGAATACTGTTGGCAATGTGACACTCATCACACCAGTAGAGGAGTTATAAGATAAGTCACCGCCTGCACTGATTGCTGCACGAGCAC